CCTCGATGCCAGAAATTTATGCACCGCCCAATTACGAGCAGATGATGATGAAAGGTCAAGACTTTAAAGTTTATTTACAGGACAGGAAAACTAAAGAATTCGTCAATACAAGAGATGGAAACTTTTTTACAATAGATGGTCAAGCTGTAAAACGAACTGGAGAAAGGGACCCTATGAGAGCGCTGATATCTGTTCTTCGAAGTCAAGGGTAACTTATTGACATGCAAATTGTTATAGACAAAAAGCGCGGATCCGCAAGGGTTAATCAGTAGGATATTAATTCAATGTTAAGAAAGCTCTCACGATATCTTTTTAAGAAAGGCATAAGCGATGTGGAGCTTTTAAAGATATTGGCAATTCTTGGCATGAGTGCGTTTGTTATGGGAATGATGCTGTACGGAGCAATTGGAGCACTATTCCTATAAAAACAATATGATTAATGTTATAATATTGTTGAGGTATAAATGAAAAAACTAGCAATTCTTATTGGTCTATGCATGCCAATCACTGCTAACGCTGATCCGCAATTCACGGATTTACAAGAAGGCGACCCTGCACCCTTTGATGGCAAGCTCTTTAATTACGAGGCCGTATCCGAGCTGATCGTAAATAGAGAGACTGCCGAAGAAGAGTGTGAACTACAAACACAATATCATCTAGATCTTCAAGCCGCACAGCACCAACTTGAATTAGATCGTTTTGAAATTCGATATGACGGCCTGCAAGAAAGGTATGATGCAATGAACTTGTTGAAAGACGATGAAATCACTCGACTTCAAGATTTAATTGGCAAGCATCCTAACCGTCGCAATGCTTGGATGTTCGCTGGTGGTGTTGTCGCTGGCATTGCAACATCTATTGGTATAATGTATGCAACAGCAGAACTAACAGACTAGGAGGTATTATGACATTTGCTGCACCAGTTAATGAAAAAACTCCACAGAGCGTTCTTAAAGAGCAGCTTGATATGGGTGCAAGGTTGATGTTGACAATTCCTTTTGGTTCATCAGTTGAAGATATGGAGGGTTTTGTTTCTGTAATGGGGTCTAAAGATGTTCATGATCCTGTTATGACACTTTGCATTGGAAAGCCCACCGGTGGCTGTATTCTTTCTACAATTGTTTTTGATAGCACAAAAACATACTCTACTTTTATTGATAAGCTTCATAGCGATCGATATATTAATTTTGAATTATTAAATGAAGACAAAATTGTAAACTAATGAAAGATAAAGAATTAAATAAAATTGCAGCTATCGAAAAGGCCATAGCTAAAAAATATGGCAAAGAGGCCATTCAAAATCCTAGAGGAAATTGGGATGAAGAAAAAGAAAAAGACTACATTGAACAAGTAAAGAAGTTTCAACAAAAGATTAGAAAAGCTCAATCATCTGCAGAGAAAGTTGAACATAAAGGTTTTTTTGTTTCTAAAAAACTAATTAATAAAGAATCAATTAAAGCCTGCCCTGTTTGCAGCAAATATACACTAAACGTTAAAGATGATGTTTGTATTGTAAAGTATGAATGTTGTTTTGACTGCTTTGTAAATTATGTTGATAATAGGGAAGAAAGATGGTTGTCTGGATGGCGACCAGAAAAAGCTGACAAAGGAGACAAATAATGGCAACAACTTTAGAAATTATTAGAGGAATCTCTCAGGCGGCATCTAATGCTTATGATGGATCGCATCATGCAAGCTATAGCCCCGATGGAGAAGTTAGAGAGGCAGGACTTAAAAGAGAAGAAGGTCATCCTCTTTTAGATTCCCGTGTTGTTGACGGGTTTAGTGTTCGTTTTCATGGACCTCTTTTGTGTATTAGTTACCAATCAGAAATTAAATTAAAAGAAGTTTACGCACAAAATTTAGAGAACGAGATGTCCAGCATGATTGATAAGATTGCAACATTTCTTAAAAAAGAGTATAAAAAGATAACTAAAAATAGTTTATCATTAACAGCACAAGATGAAGTTAAAGTTTTAGTTGAGCACATTTCAAGAGTGAGAGTTAACGCTATAGCCCACAGATTTTATAAAATTGGTGGAATTGGAGATGTGCCAGATCCCACAACAGAAAGCACGGACGGACCACCTGAAGCTAATTGGCAAAAATTTGTTTCACAAGGTGGCTGGACTGGTGATGGTGGTAAACGTCCTCCAAACGATACTCGCAAAAAAGAGTAAATAAAATGACATGTCATATCAATTATCCAAAAAACAAACCATTAAGGAAATTGTAGCTTGCGGTAAAGATCCTGTTTATTTTTTGAATAATTATGCCAGGATCTCACATCCTATGCATGGCAGTATTGCATTTAAGACTTACGATTTTCAAACTCAATTGTTAAAAGATTTTAACGATTATCGTTTTAATATTATTTTAAAAGCCCGTCAGTTAGGTATTTCTACCATAACTGCGGGTTATATTGTTTGGATGATGCTTTTTCATAAAGACAAGAATATTCTTGTTATGGCTACTAAGTTTAGCACAGCTGGTAACTTAGTTAAGAAAGTCAAAAATATTATGAAAAACCTACCGGATTGGTTAAGAATCGCAGAAATTAAAATAGACAATAGAACATCATTTGAATTGACAAATGGATCACAAATTAAAGCATCATCCACCTCTGGGGATGCAGGTCGTTCAGAGGCGTTATCGCTATTGGTTTTAGATGAGGCCGCACATATTGAAGGTCTGGATGAGCTTTGGACTGGACTATATCCTACCTTGTCTACTGGTGGTCGCTGTATAGCATTGTCAACGCCCAATGGAGTTGGAAACTGGTTTCATAAAACATACGCTCAATCTGAGCAATCTAATAATGATTTTTTTCCAACTTGCTTGCCATGGGATGTGCATCCCGATCGTGACCAGACATGGTTTGACAAAGAGACAAGAAATATGTCTCGTAGGCAAATTGCACAAGAGCTAGAATGTAATTTTAATACTTCTGGAGATACCGTAATACATCCAGATGATTTAAAAAGAATGCTTTCTTTGACCTGTGAGCCTAAACATAAAACTGGATTTGATAGAAATTTTTGGATTTGGGAAGAATACAGTCCTGAAAATTCTTATTTGTTAGTTGCCGATGTCGCACGCGGCGATGGTAAAGATTATTCTGTTTTTCATGTAGTAAAACTAGAAACTATGGAAGTTGTCGCTGAATATCGAGGCAAGCTGTCTCCAGATGTCTTTGCAAACATGCTTGATCAAGTTGGAAAAGAGTATGGAACTTGTTTACTTGTTGTCGAAAACAATAGCATTGGACATACGGTATTATCAAAACTTTCAGAAATGAATTATGAAAATATTTATCATTCAATTAAGTCAACACATGAATACGTTGATCAATATCAGGCCGAAGGCATGAACAGTGCTGTAGCTGGCTTTACAAACTCCTCTAAGACTAGACCGCTAATCGTAGCAAAATTAGAAGAATTCATAAGAAATAAACTAATTACTGTATATTCACCAAGGTTGGTAAATGAATTGAAAACTTTTATTTGGCAGAACGGCAAGCCACAAGCAATGCGAAGCTATAATGATGACTTAGTAATGGCTTTAGCCATAGCATGTTGGATTAGAGATACAGCGCTGCAAGTAAATCAAAGAAACTTAGATTACAATAAAGCATTTTTAGGTTCAATGATATACACAAATAAAAGTTTTGATACAACAATTCCTGGAATGAAAAATTATAATCATGATAGTGCATTAAAAAACAAGGCAAGCAAACAACACAAACAACACAAAGAGTTTCTTTGGTTGCTAAAAGGATAAAATATGGCTAAAAATAAAAACCCTAGAAACCAAGAATCTGAGCTTTTTAAAAGGCTAACTAGATTATTCTCTGGACCAATTATAAATTATAAGACACAATCTGGTCGAAGAATTAGAAAAAAACATTTGGACAAGTACGCTAACACTTTTAAAACTGCTAGCGGCCAACAATTCAAAAGAAGTCAATATGACCCACTTAACGTTATTGCAACAAATGCGATAGCCAATCAACGTAGAATGGAAAGATATGTTGATTTTGATCAAATGGAATATACTCCCGAGATTGCATCAACTCTCGATATTTATGCAGACGAGATGACAACCTCATCTGACTTATCCCAGCTTTTAAGAATTCATTGTCCAAACGAAGAGATTAAAACAGTTTTGCACACACTGTTTTACAATGTTATTAATATTGAAACCAACTTGTTTGGTTGGTGTAGGACAATGTGCAAGTATGGAGATTTTTTCTTGTATCTTGATATTGATGAAAGTTTTGGCATCAAGTCTGCAATTTCATTGCCAGTTAGCGAGATAGAGCGTCTAGAGGGTGAAGATAAAACAAATCCAAATTACGTCCAATATCAATGGAACTCTGCCGGCATGACGTTTGAAAATTGGCAGATCGGACATTTTCGTGTCTTGGGTAACGATAAGTATATACCTTATGGAAGTTCTGTGCTTGAACCAGCTAGAAGAATTTGGAGACAATTAATTCTTATGGAAGACGCCATGATGGCGTATCGTGTTATTAGGTCTCCTGAGAGACGTGTATTTTATATTGATGTTGGAGCTATTGCACCACAAGATGTAGAGCAGTACATGCAGAAGATTGTAACACAAATGAAGCGCAATCAAGTTGTTGATCCAGATACAGGTCGAGTCGATTTGCGCTACAATCCACTATCTGTTGAAGAAGATTACTTTATTCCAGTACGCGCAGGTCAAAATTCTAGAATTGAAAATTTGGGTGGCGGTTCAAACAACACTGAAATAGACGATATTAAATATCTCAGAGATAAATTGTTTTCTGCTTTAAAAGTTCCGCAGTCTTACTTATCTCGCGGAGAAGGTGCAGACGAAGATAAAACAACACTGGCACAAAAGGACATTCGTTTTGCTAGAACAATTCAAAGATTGCAAAGAGTTGTCATTGCAGAGTTAGAAAAGATGGCGATTATTCACTTGTATACAGTTGGCTATCGTGGTGATGACTTGTTAAGTTTTAAATTGTCTCTAAACAATCCGTCTAAGATTTCAGAAATGCAAGACTTAGAGCATTGGAAAGCAAAATTTGATATTGCAACCGGAGCTACAGAAGGCTTCTTTAGTCGTCGGTGGATTGCGCAAAATTTATTACACTTATCAGAAGACGAGTTTCTTCGCAACCAACGCGAAATGTTTTACGACAAACAACATGATGCAGCACTTGAAGCTGTTGCGGCCGAGGCCGGCGGCGGTACGGGCGGCGACCTTGGTGGTGGTCTTGGTGGCGACCTTGGTGGTGACCTTGGTGGTGATCTTGGCGGCGACCTTGGTGGCGATCTTGGTGGAGATGCTGCAGCTCCCGGTGCTGAAACACCACCTGCTGGAGAAACACCGCCGGCTGGAGGCGACACCATGCTTCTAGCAGAGCCCCCAGGCGGACCAAGCCCAGCCGCTCCTGGTAACCGCGATCCAAAACCTGGAGAGACATATACACGCCCTGGTTGGAAGGGTAAGACGCAGACTAAGCCTGTCAGATACCACAAGGGCGGCAGAGAAAAAAATATGAAATCTGCAGCATTCCCAGAGCTATCAACTAGAAGTGTTTATGGCAAGGCGCCACAAGAATTTGCTGGTCTAGGTAAGGCTAGTAGGATTTACGAGGCTAAGCAATCTAATTACTCTATAAATGATCAGCTTCATGAAGAGAGGTTGTTTTCTATCAACCATGAAATTCGAAAATTGATTAGCGATCTAGAGACAAAAGATAATACGGAGTCAAACGATGAAAAGAAAAAAGCATAATAAAAAAAGAAACACTGCATTTTTATATGAAACTTTAATTAATGAAATGACAAAGGCTGTCGTATCTAACGAAAAAGAAAAGATCAATAAAATTACCAACATTATGAAAAAATATTTTAATGATGATAGTGTTTTAAAGGAAGAGGTTGATTTATATAATGTGCTTTTAGAAACAAAAGATTTAGACGAAACAACAGCTTCAAGATTGCTTGATGAAACTAAAAGAGTTTACTTTTCATTAAACCAACAAGATATATTTGATCAGCAAACAGAAGCAATTAAAGATATAAATAAAGATCTATCAAAAAACGTGTTTTCAAACTTCATTCCAAATTATAAAAATCTTGCCACTATCTCTCAAATATTTTCAATGAAAACAAATGTAAAGCAAAGAGTGTTGCTTGAGAAGAAAATTATTGAAGACATGACAAGTATTAA